ATGGAAAACCAACCTAAAGAAAATACAAAGCAAGCAGTAAGTTCCATCTCAACCTGGTTAAAAACAGCCTTTACCAGCCCTAATAAAGCTATAAAGGGACAAGCCTGGTTCGGAATTGTAACTATCTTGGTAATTGAATTAACAAGTTTACTTGCTAAACAAAGCGATTATACTGCCTTACAATACTTAGCTGCTACTTCTGCATATTTTAATGCCTTATATGGTATTTTAACTTCTAAAGCCTGGATGATTGGAGTTACCTTATTTGGTGTAATCGCACGTTTAGTATATATTGCTATCATTTGGTTTACTCATAACTTTATTTACCAGTCTGAAAAGCCAGTTAAGTTACTTGACTTTATTAATGATTACGCTCACCATATTGCTATTAGCTGGGTAGCAGTTATTGTTATGGCAGTTTTGTCATATTCAACTACAGAATGGACAAGTATTGCAACTATGATTTTTGGCTTTGTTGCAATTTGGATTAATGTAATTGCAACTTTTAAAATGCTTTTTTCAAGTAGGGAAGAGGCTAAACATGATCCAATTTTTGCTAGCTTTTTATTCTTGCTTTTATTTGCTATTTTAATTGCTTTAACTTTTGCATTTGCAAGTCTTATTATTAGTGCATATATCAATACTGTTGGTATTTCTATCTATTAATAAAAGGCTAGCTTAGTTGTTACTAAGCTAGTTTTTTTATTGCTAAAAATAGGAGTGTAACAGTTTTTTAAGAAAAAATTATTCTTATTTGTACAATTAATAAAGTATAATATTTCACATAATATAGATGTAGGAGTTGGATTTTTTGAGTATCCGTTACTGTTTTAATTGCGGACATAAAATTAATAAAGCTGATATTTATTGTACGTATTGTGGTGCAAATCAAAAGACACGAATTGTTCCTAATTCCGAAGCTGAAAGAAAGCGTATCCTTTTAACTAGAAGAGATTTTAAAAAGGTAAATAAGTATCGCAATAACAAGAAATGGTTTAATAATGTTGATTTTTTAGCATTACGACAAAAGTGGATTAAGTTTAATCAAAATTATTCTTTTAAGCATCTTTTTAACTATTTACCAAAAAGCCAGTTATCTAAAAGAAAGCAACATTTGATAATTGGTCTTTTAGTAGGGGGATGTTCTGTTTTATTTTTGTCATTTTGGGGGATGAATTATTATAGCCGTGATAATCAACTGTCTCAGATAACTAATTACTTAGAGAATCCAGCTAAGAAGGGTTTTGCTGAATATATTGTTAGTGATAAAGCTGAGACTATTAATGAAAATGATTTAAAGCCATTTAGAAATTTTTTAGTTAAGAATCCAACTGAAACTAACAGTTTAATTAAGGCTATTAGTCATAATAAGTCTTACAAAAATTCAATTAGATTAATTAAAGATGGTGCATATTGGCTTGTTTTTCCAAGATATAAGTTGAATTTACCAACATATTCTTTAACCGTTACTACTAATCATGCTAATTCTAAGTTAAATATTAATAATAGCTATAAGAGCATGACTAAAAAGGACTCTAAATTTGCTGTGAGTGTGAATAAACTAATTGTTGGACAATATAACCTAACTACTCAAGTTAAGTTATCAGGTCGCAATTTAAGTACATCAAAGAGTATTAATTTATTTACCAACCAAACTGTAAAAATGGATATTAAAACTCTGACATTTGTAGTTCAGTCCTTACCAAATGCAAGTATATATATCAATAATAAGAAGGTTGCTACACTCAATAACCATGGAAAGGCAACTATAAGTAATTATCCAATAACTAATAAAACTAAAATTTTTGTCAGTTATGAGAATGATGATTCAACAATTGATTCCGAAGTTAGTTCTTCATTAGCAGTGTTTGCTAAAAAGGGACAAGTAACTGGGAACTTGCAGAAAAAGAATGGAAAGTATATTTATACGCCAACTTGGAAAGGCTTAGTAACTTCAAAAGAAGCTAAGAAATTATTGGCAAAAGCCTTCAGCAAAAAAAGTAGCAGCGTAGATTTCGTAAATTCAACTAATAACACAGATTATAAAACGTTAAGAAAAATGTTTGCAGGCTTTAATAAAGACGGTAAGATCAAATCATATTCAACTGCAATAAAGATTACAAAGGTTTTACCACTTGGTAATAATGAGACCCAAGTAAGTTATGAAGTCACTTATAAGTTTAAACATAAATCTGACACACGTACGCAAATTATGAAATATACTAATGCCATTCTATATAAGAAAGGAAGCAAGGTAAGTATTCAAAGTGTTGGTGGAGGACATATTATTAGCGATAAAACTAAGAAAAATTAAAGCAACAAAAAAAGGAGTTATTGAAACTCCTTTTTTAATTAAATCTTGTTGGTTCATTAATTTCTCTAACCAACGAAAGAATTGCCTTGCAAACTTTTTCGGCTCTAAAAGTAGATAATTTTCGTAATTCATTGACAATCTTTTGGATAAATATATCATCACCCTTAAGTTTATAATTAGATATATCTACTTTACCGTATGCTGCAGCAATCAAAGATGGTGTATCCATGTTCAAAGATTGAGCAATTGCGTCAATCTTTTTAATTGAGATGTTCTGGTCACCAGTTCTTTCAATTCTTGAAATGAAATTAACAGATAAACCACTAAATTCAGCAAGATCTTCTTGAGTTAACTTCATAGCTTTACGTCTATCACGTATTACAGCGCCTAAACACATATCCATTCAAAGTCACAACCCTCTATAAAAACACAACCCTAAACACTAAATAAAATATTATTTAAAGCAGATAGGGGCTTTATTGAATTAAACGTTCTCCCACAACTATTTAACTCAACCTTAATATAACAAATATAACATAATTTAATGGTATCTTTAAATAATATCACTTGTTAAATAATGCAATTTTTAAGATACTGCTCCCCTAGCAGAGGAGGAGAGGGGACTAGTTATTTTGATTATTTGCTAGTTGATCGAGGGCTTTTCTTTGTTCTTTTTGATCGACATGAGTGTAGAGATCTGTTGCTGTAGTACCTTTTTGGCCAAGTTGTTGAGCAACGAGAACTTGATCTTTAGTAACGCCATATAATTCACTTGCTAGAGTGTGGCGCAATTTGTGTGGGGTAAGAGGGTGACCAAATGCTTTAGAATATTTACCAACCAAACGTTCAATACCATTAGGAGTAATGCGCGAAGTTTTTTTGTGGTAATAAGTTAAGAAGAAGGCTTTATCATTTTTTTCAGCATGATAACGTTTGTTACGAATATCTGCATACGCTGCTATATATGGCAAAGTCCAACTAGCAACCGGAATTGAGTCTTTTTGACCGCCTTTACGAGTTAAATCTAAAGTTGCTTCTTTCAAATTTAGGTCAGATAAGTTAATCGAAGCACACTCAGATACCCGGACACCAGTACCTAGAATTAGTGCAATTATTGCAATATCGCGTTCTTTATTAACCTTAAAACTTGCCAGGGCTTGTTTGTTACAAAGACTAGCATATTTATTTGTCAAAAATTCTAGAAATTCATACTTAAGATTTCCTGTATACATATGTGATTCTAATACGTGAGCACGATAATTCAGAGTTTCTAAGTTGTTTAGAGATTGAATTTTCAGCATTATATTATGGTCAAAAAACGGCTTATCTGCAGTAATTGTCAGGAATTTGAATAATGAACGTAAAGCATTAATCGAGCGGTTAACGGTAGTTGGCGAATTAAGTCGACCTTGCTGATTCTTGCTATGACGCAAAAAATCAATATAAATCATCATATCACTGCGAGTTAGTCGAGCTAAATCTTTAATAGATACTTCAGCATTAGATTGCGCAGGGGAAAGAGATTGATGTCGAAGCCAATCAAAAAAACGCCGAATTTCAGTTAAATATTGATAACTAGTCGTTAGAGAGTGATTAGTGCTTAAATTATATTCACGAATAAACGAAGGTAAATTGTTTAATTCTTGATCAATTAAAGTTAAATATTTTTTTGTTTCCAAAGTAAAAACTCCAAATTCATAAAAATTGTACTTTCGAGAGAGGTATTTTGCTACCTAGCATTAAAATTATAGTTTTAATGCTAGGCATAGTATAAATTATACTAGCAATTTGATATCAATAAAACAAGCAAATCAAGAAAACATGTAAATTACAAATAGAGCAGAAAATATTAATGCAGCAACATTTGAAATAACTTATCTTTGTACTGACAAGCCTATCTATCGTGATTACGCTTTATTAAGTGGTTTCATATCTAAACCTTAGATATGTCTAGATAACCTAACTTTTAGTAGCAATAAAATGACTGAATTTAAATGTATTTTTGCAGCAATATATTGAAAGTAATCCAAATATTTAAGTTAAATTGCTACATGCTGATTTGTTCGAGATTATTAGTTATTAATTGAATTGAATATATTTGCTGTAGAATTGCGCTCTCAGCATCGATTATCATATATCAATTAAGTATATATGTTGTTGTTACTTAATGACAAGTGTTAAGGAATTATACGATTATATTAATAGATAAATCAAATTCTAAAATGATTAAATATAAAAAGCACAGCAACAAACTTATAAATTATCTGGTTTGATGTTGTGACAAAAATAATATGTGTAAGATAATCAACTGGATTTTATTTAGCTAATGTAAGGCTGATTTGAAATGAATGTTTAATATAGTTGGTCTTAGGCTGTGTTTAAATTCACCATATAACTTTACATAATATTGATTATACGAAGTTACATCTAAGAATGCTTATATATCAACGGTTTGCGCACTTACACCCTCGTAAAATTGTGCCAAAATTGTGCCAACTTTCAAAAAAAGATTGTGAAAAAATGCTATACATTGTGAATGTTTTAATTTGAGCTTATTTTTAGTATAAAAAAACACCCATAAATTTGGGTGTCTTTTTTTATTTTGATAACTCTATCTGGCTATTTATTAAATGGTAAAATCAAAGGAATGCAAAGCAAGCGCTACATGAAAGCGAGAAACAAGCTTCAAGCAGCTTACGCTCGTGCTAAAAATATTCAAAATGATTTGATGCAGAAATTTACCACAAAGCTGGTTAGCGAATATGATTCTATTGTGATTGAAGACCTAAGCGTTAAAGGAATGCTTATGAGTCATGTTGCCTCCAAAGGAATGCACAGGTCAATGTTTGGCAGATTTAGACAGATATTGACTTATAAATGCGAATGGTATGGCAAGAAATTGATCGTAGCCAATAAACTGTACCCTTCAACTCAAAGGTGCGCAGCCTGCGGATTAGTGAAAAAAGGCGATGAAAAAATCACTTTAAGAGGCAATAAGAAGCATGGCACCAAGCATAATGAATTTGTTTGTTATAATCCGAACTGCCGTAACTATAATAAAAAAGTTGACCGTGACGAAAACGCCATGCTCAACTTAATAATTCTGGTAAAACATCCAGAATTAAATAAAGCCTTATAAAAAGAATGCGGGCGAAGCTACGTCCGAAAAAGAAGTCAAAAGAGTCGGTCAATGCGATTACTCCCAAGTTGGAATATCGGAAAACTGATGAAGACGTTGATAAGAAAAGCATAGGCATGTTAAGCCATAATGACTACAAATAAATACAATGTAGTTGTTTGCATATGTTTTTCATAGCTGTGAGTCTTTTTTGTTGTTAAAAAATTGTTATTGCAGGGATGTTAGAAACAAAAAAGGCCGTAGGAACTTTAGTCCTACGGTCTTTTTCTCTACTCAAAATAGTGAGTCTAACTTGATTTAACAAGTTAGCTCAGCGTACTTAAATTATAGCACAATAACAGCCTTATCACCATCAACATATTTGCCATCAGAACCACCACCGACAATCAAATACTTGTCTTGACGTCCAAATACTGTCCAAGTGCTGCCTTTAGGTAAATGCTTAATTCCTGCTGCACCTGCTTTGGGCTCGTCTTGTGTATAAGCATCATCAGCAACTATCTTACATTTAGCGTGTGCATTGTCGTTTACTGCTAGTGGGTTAATCTTTGTTAAACCATCTGCTTGGCTTGCCCATTGCGTATCAGTTCCGAGCCGAACAGCACCTTTCTTGGCTTCCCAAACAACAAAGTCTCCATACTTACGAACCGCATCAGCTCCATTTTCTTGAGTCACAAATGCTAATTCTGAATTTGTGTAGAGATTAATTCCACCTTCACGATTAATTCTAAACATACCTAGCTGATTCCATTTAACCTCTGGATGCCATGCCATTTCTTCGTCAACCTCCAAATCATTTGATCCATTACTTGCTACTAGCTTATCCCACGTTGTTTTATCTCCGTAAAACACACTTACGTCAATATTGCCTGAATGCCCTGAAATATGACCAGTGCCAGTCCATTGATGAAGTGTGATAGTATCCCAATATTTCGTATTACCAATCATAGCTGGATTTTGAAATCCATAAGTAGGAGCAGTCACATTATACTGAGCGACCCATAAAGGATACTTCTTTGCTGCAAAGCTCCAGTCTTGTGAGTTTTCTGTAGATAGTGCAATATACAGCCCTAAAGGCTTGCCAGCCTTAGCGCTTCCTTTTTCAAGAATTTCACGAGCTATTCTGGTTCCGCTGTATTTGATAGGTTTTGGCCCATTTTCCGAAGTATAGTCTTCATAATCAACAAACAGTACTGCCTTATTCTTATAGCTCCCAATTGCGTTGAAAAATGCATTAACCTGAGCTGTCGTATCAGCTTCAGTAGCCCAGTGATACAAGCCTAAACACTTACCTTGAGCTAATGTCTGGTCAGCCCACGTCTTCCAGTAAGGATTGACAACTGATGTGCCTTCCGTAACTTTAATAATCACTATATCAGCACCAGTTGCTGCAATATTGATGTCATCTTGATATGGACTAGCAATATCAATAGCATTTAAAACCATTAGCTACCTCTTTTCTTAAATCACGCTTATCAATCATCCGAGTTCGGCGGTTGATAGCTTTCTTATCAATTTTTCTCTGCAATTTTTCAGGAATTTCAGACCGATACCAATATTCCGTTGGCTTTCTGCCCGCAATTTTCAACTGATGTCTGCTTTTCATAGATGTAAATCGTCTAATCTATCGTCTTGCTTGGTTATGGATACAGCAGGAACAGGAGCGCTCTTAATTTCAGAAGCCTTAACAGGTTCTGGTTGAGGGATGCTCTTTTTTTCTGCAACTGCTTTTTCAACAGCGCCCTTAGCACTTTCTTCTGTAATAGGTACTCCAGCTTTCTTGGCTTGTTCCACAACTGCTTGAGTTGCATTAACTTGCTTCTGAGCATTGCTAATATCTTTAGTTGCTTGCAAGCTAACAGCCCATTCTGCAATGTCATCAACAATTTGAAACTTTTCAGCCATCTTAGGGTCTTGGACTTTTAGGTAGTCGAAAAAGCTTTTGATGATCCAAGCTGCAATGATTAGCAATCCTAAATAATCATTAATTTTCATTAGTAGCACCTCCTGCAGCATTACCATTTGTTTCAATGGTTGGCAATTGACCTGTTGAGAAATAGTTGAGCCAACGCTCAACTTCTGGTCTTAAAGTTTCAGGAACTTCAGCAATTGTCATTTTTTCGTCTTGAATTAACGTTACATAGTTCATTGTCATAATTGATGGTTTCATAATATTACTTCTTTCTTAATACTTTAATTTGATTTTTTAAACGAGCATTCTCGCTCATTAGCTCAAGAACTTGCTTTCTAAGGTTATCATTCTCAAGGCGAGTGGTTTCAATCTCACGCTGTAATATGTTTAGATTGTCTTTCAAAATGTCATGGTTGCTTTTCTTGCTTGCAAGAATATATGTGAAAATACTTGGTGCAATCATGCCAATAATTTGCATTATTTCGGTGTATCGCATCACCTCACTTCCTACTTTCTATTTAGTATCAGAGTGCCTTGCTACGTACATGATGACTGCAATTAGCGCTACGTCTGTAATTACGTTTGTAAAAATTCTTGGATAGTGCATGAAGAGAGCATGTCCAAGTTCTACAAATGCTAATAGTGTCATGAATGCAGTAGCTAAGGTTAGAAATATTTGATTAGTTTTAGAGTTTTGATCTCTGCTAAAACTCCATAGAATAATTCCGCAACCTAAAGCTGTGCCGAAAAAACCAACAACATCGTCGTTAAGTACAGAGCTGGCGTTTGGTGGCCAAAAGAAATAGCCCTTATTTAGCCATAATTCAAGGCCGATAAGAGCTATTGTACAACCAATGATAATGTGGAGAGTGTTAGTTTTGAGGCGCTGTTTGAGAAGCTTCAACATAGTCATCTCCAGTCAGATCTTTATATTGTTCCTTAGTGATTTGCTTAAGTTCTACAAAGGTAGCAACCTTTGCTTTATCGTAAACTCCGACATTGTAGCAATAGGTTACACATTGCAACATTAGTAAATTAAATGCTTGAGAAACTACTAATTCGTTCATTAGTTTTGACCTCCTTCAGCAGTAGTAGTTGAACTTGCACTTGGTGTTAGCTTTGATGAAATCATAGACATCATTGAAGTTAAAGTACCCATATTTGCGTTTAAACCATCAAGTGTCTTAGTGATTTGTGCGTTTTCCTTTGTGGTTTCTTGATTTTGAGTTTGAATTGCTGTGAGTGATTTAGTTAATGCTTGTACATCATCAGCTACTGCAGCAATCTTAGCATTAAGAGTTGCTGAGTCAACTTCAACCCACTTAATATTTGTCCAATCAAAAACAGGATTTTGAATTGAGTCATCTGGTGGAGTGACAATAATCGGATATAGATTTCTTTCAATTTTTTGTTCAGTAATAAAAGTTTGACATGTGATGTCGCCACCACGAGTTGCTGTACTGATGTAGTAGTGATACATACCATCTGCTTGTTTTACGTTTGTATCTTTAACTTCTTGTGTTTGTGTTTGTTCTTCTGCCATTTTATTGGCTCCTTTCTTTTAATTAACCATTAACTTTGAATGTTCCATTATCATACATACCGAAGTAGCCACGCTTTGCATTGTGTCCACTGTATACGATAAATTGGTCAGCACCGTCCCAGTAAGTAGTAATATTGCCACGAACTGCGAGCTTCTTATTGATTTGGAGTGTGTCGCCTGAAATACTGATTGCACCAAGTAAATCAGCCATTTGACCTTGAAGTACATTAAGTTGTGTTTCAAGGCTGGAACATCTACTCTCTAAGTTCTTACAACGTGTTTCAAGATTGTCACACCTCATTCTTAAATTAGATGTATTAGCGTTACTTTGAATTTGTAAATCGCTAGTTTTGGTATCGATTTCAGATTTGCTGTAGTAGTTTGCAAAGTCATCTTTTATAGCTAATTCTCGAGCCCAGTTAGGACCATTGCCATTTCCTCCAGCTATCATTATACCCGGTTGGTCCCATCTAACAGATAAGATACCTCGAGTATCTCCAGTGCCAAAAGCTATACCACTTGCTGAATAACCATAAATATAAGGTCGATAATCATCGCTTGAGTTCTTGAAAACCGTTAAGTGACCTGTATTAGTATTCAATGCATCATTACCGAAAATTTGTTGCCAAGTTGTTCCTTGGTCTATCAGTCCTCGGTTTAACGAATCAGAAATATTGACCTTGTTGTTAAAATCAGTTTTCGATAAAAAATTCTGATTAATTTCATTTTTAGAAAAAGTAGTTGACGAATCATATATCGAATACCAATCAGTCCAAACACCACCATTTAAAGTCGCATACCAATTATTAGCCGTTGCACCTGTTTGGCCTCTAATAATCATATAACCCCAATTGTTATAATGAGTATTTATTATCGCTGAATACCAATTCGATACTCCTTTTGGAGCATTTTTCACTTGCTTCCCTATACCCTCATAAACACGTATTTCATGATTATCTTTATAAGAAAACAAGTCATCACTTGCAGCACCAGCTTTTCTAGGATAGCTAGAATCAGCTAGACTTTGGATAGTATTATCGATGTTTACAACAGATATTGAGCTAATTTCAAAGTTATAAACTACGCTATCTCTTACGTCATTAAAGTTAAAGCCAAAATATAAATCTTTTGCGTTATCTGAATAGAAGCCAATTTCGTAAAACTTGTCTTGAGCTATAGAAATATTCTTAATTTGCGAAGTTGTATTCCATGTACCTTGCTCTGCTCCCCAACGTCCACTCTGTCCAGGTTCATAACGCCAAATTGTAACTTGGATTGTGCCACCAGTTCCGTTAGATAAATCTCGAATGTCTGATTTTGGCGTAAAACGAAACCGAAGCTTATAGTGCTTATAAAGTTCTAGATTTAACTTAGTATAAATAACTTCAGTACCGCTCACTCCTTGATAGCTAACATTATTAGTAGTTCCATCAAAAGTAATTGACTTAAAGGCTTTCTGTGCGTAGGTTCCTTTAGTCCAGTTGTTCAGATTAGGGTCAATAAGATTGCCTGCAATTTCGGTCACTTTATCAGAAGCAATGCTGTTAACATCATTGGATGATACAACAAAGTTCCCAAGGCTTGCTAAGATTTTGTCAAGTTTATCTTGTGCGCTTTGTAGTGAAGAGTTAAGACTTGGGACCTTATTCTTATTAATATCATCAATTGTTGCTTGCAAAGCATTGATGTTTGCCTGAATGGTTGCAAGCTGTGAGTCTGCATTGCTCTTTAACTGGCTCCATTGTGAACTAATTGAGCTTTGTTGACTATTAGCAGTGTTTTGAATTGACTGCTTCTGGCTGTTCCACTCTCCGTTAATACGGTCTTTATCTTGGTTCCACTCGTTATCAATTCGTTGTTTATCTTGGCTCCAACCACTATCTCGATTAGCTTCGGCTTGCTTGTAAGCATTAGCACGACCTTGCTCAGCTAGTTGATAAGCATTACCTAATTCAGTAAGCTTCTGGTTCATTTGGTCTTGTGTGGTTTTTAGTTGTTGTTTCAGTTGACCATCAGCATTGTCTACAAGAGCTTGCATTTGATCACGCAAGGCATCTAGTTGAGTGATGTAGTTAGTGTTATAGATTGAAGCATTAGCTGCATCTTTTACTTTCAAATTAAAGTTTTGCGTTGAGTCAACTACAGTTCCTGAAGAGTCCGCAATTTCAAACCACGCTTCACCAGTTGCAGCATAGCACTGTGGGTGTAGCGTGTAACTAATAGCTCCATTTCTCTCATCAGTAATTTTAACATTTGTATCTACAACGTATTTATCTGAGTCTTTATGTTCGTTGAAAGTAACCTTTTTATTTGTTAAGTCATAGGGGCTACTATCTTCATTTAGAAAAACAGCAGTAATCGTTAAACCCTTTTCGGATTGTCTGATTACTGCGTCTTGCAAATTAGTTAGTTTCTTGTTCGTGACTAGTGTCAGATTTTGTAGACTCACTGTTGTCACCTCCTTTCAATTTGTCTCTCATATCTAATTCATGTTGCAAATCCTTGATTTTTTCCTCGTATTTAGCAAGCACAACCTGCTGTCTTAGAGAAATACTTTCAAGTCGAGTTATTTCAGCCATTGCAGTATTAAGTACATCATCGCTTGTAATATTTAAGTCCATTAAAGCACCCCGCATTTTTTCATAACTTGATAAAGCTGCGAACCATTAATTGTAGTTCCACCAACCTTTATCCTATCGATAGTGATTGAGCTTTCATTTCCTAGCCCATCAGAAACAGAAAATCCATAAGAACCTGATAAAACAGTGTAATAGCGCTCATGAATGTTAATCATTGTGTCAGCAGTGATTTGCGCACCTTTTATAGTAACCCCAGTGATAGTACCACCAGAGATACTTTCAGCAACTACTCGACCTTGGCTATCAATTGCACTTCTTAAAATTCCATCAGGCCCTGTATAGCCTAACCCGTTACCATTAAATTTCAGATAGCCACCATCAGCACTTTGCGCTCTCAGCTCTGTGGGATTAGCCCAGTTTGGATAAGCAGTAATGACACCTGAGCCACCGCTACTTATCCAGCTTTGAACATCAATAACTTGATTGTTAATTGAGTCTATTCGAGTTTGTAAGGCTTCCACATTCTTACTTTCAACTCCTAGTTGGTCCCCGATTTTCAAGAGTGCTGCTTTCTGTGCATCCCCTTGAAGTTTCATAGCTTGATTCATTTGGCCAAATAAGTGGTTAGATTTTTTTTCAACAGTAGCAAGTTGTTTAGTCGTTTCATGCTGCATTTGGCCAAGTAAGTGTTCATAAGTTAGAGGTAACTGGCCAATAGTAACACTAATATTTTGATTTAAAAGCACATCATAAGTAACTGAATTGACCATCGCTTTGTCTAAGATATTAAGCTCATCTACTTGAATACCAACATAATCGTAAAGATCAACTTGTCGAAGTTGCGAAAACTCATCTTCAATATTGGGATATTCAACAGTTAATGAATAATTTGGTCTGCCAATTCGGTATTCTCGCATGTACTGTTCTGCAACAGTTTTAAGCTTGTCTTTATCACTACCAACATTATAGCTAGATAGGTCAACAGCTTGTACTCTTAGAGACTCTTGACCAGTAGCATACTGTGAAATTAATACTGGAGGGTCTAGCATTAATGTTTGAGTTTCGACTTGAGCATCAGAATCATTAGCTCCACCAATTCCAACATCGCTTGCAGAACTAAAATCAAAGTAAGAGGCATCTACCCAACCACCTGAATCTAGTCTGTAAAAAGTATGACCATTAGAATCAGATTGACCAGTAATTTTGACTTGAGTGCCGTTCCATAAATATTGACCAGTAGCATTAGTTCCATCAGGAGAGCCGTATACCGCAATTTTTCCTGTTGATTGGATAATTGCCTTCCGTGAGGTATCTTCATCAACTGCTACAGAGCCGCTTTGAGTAAAGTCAATATTATCATCACCTTTAACCCAAAAGTTTGAAGCAATCTCATACCAACTAGTGCCATCATTCGCTTTAGATACACTCGTGATTTTGTGGAAACTCCCTGCTGCAAGTTTGTCACTTCTCAGTGCTTCACCAGAAGGTCCATATGCTGAAATAGCATTAGCAGTCTTAACGTGAAGAATTCCAGTTACTGGAGTTGTAACGTAGTCACTTGATTTAGTTACAGAGAAGTATTCATCAGGAATCCACTGATTGTCATTTCCAATACAATACCATTTTCGACCATACTCATCGTAACCAATTTTCCAAATCTTATACTGAACACCATTCTCAACGTACTGCTCCATAGGCTTGTGGCCAGTTAGTGGAGAAGACCACAATCTAACTCTACCAAGTCCAGCATAGACAACAGTACCTAAGCCACGATAATCAGAAACAATGCCTCGATTGTTATCATTATCAGAAGTAATCTTAATGGTACCCTGCCCAGTTGTAGCGTTGATAACATAGTTCCCACTTTTATCAAAAGTGAAAAAGTGTTCGTCAATCCATTGACCATCACCAATCTTGTACCAAACATTACCGTTGCAAGTGTTATCTTCGGCTTTAGCAGTAACTTGATAATAAGCACCGTTTTGAACATGCCCTACTACCTTATTGCCTTTAGTTGGACTGTCGTATACTTCTGCACCACCAGTTCCAAGATATTGAACTGTACCTCGACCGTCCATAGCACTTCCATCAACTAAAGTAGTATTTGGCGTGTAACTTGCGTACGGCATAATTGCATTGTAAGTAGAGTCGGTAGTGTGGTCTTCAACAGCTGAAAGCATGTTACGACCATACTTAATGATTATTCCAGAGTCTTGCCCTGCATGCTTTAGTAGCGACCAGTGGTAATTATTAAATTTCCATTGACCGTTGTAGATTGCCTGCATTGTTTGAGCAACTGTATCTCCTGCTTGATCATCTCCCAGAAAAATACTGTTAGCATTGTCAACATCGCTAAATTGCCAAGCAACATTTGCAACTTTCTGTATGTCAGTAGTGAACTGATAATCTGCCAAATTAGAGCCATAGGCCAGCGAGTCCATGACTGCTTTGAAAGTGTCCTTAGGAGTAGCATTTGCTATTGAAATGTTCTTATATATTGGCATCATTGAGAGGTCACCAGCAATATGATTTGCAGTAACTGAGATACTCATTGAGCCAACGTCTTTTGAGACATTAATTATACGAAACTTTTGGTTCTGTTCCTCGGAACTCTTACCCATCGCACAAACAATGACACGACCACTGACTAACTCATCTGCAAGAGGAGCATCAGCTTTGTAGGTCATTGTTAGTTGTGGGATTTGGTTAGCATTTCGCACCACTTGCATTGAAGTTGCACCTGTAAGAGCGCCAAGCCCCAAAGTATCAGTGCTGTCACTTGCCACTGTATGTAAAGTAGCCTTAACTTTCACAACTTTCGCCTCCATTTCGCTTGATACTCAAACTTGCTATATTTTCCAGAAAGACTAATCTTGTTAATTCCAGAAGCGAGTTCTGGAAAGTCATTATTAGGAAAGCTAGCACAAGTAGCTCTATTCTGAGTTTTACTCTTGTAAACTAAGCAGTTCTCACTGTCGATGTAGACTTCATCGTCAATATTTGTAAGTTTGTACTGCAAATCATTAATCGTAAGAGTGAAGTCTCCACTGCCAACAATATGGAATGTTGGTTGTGAAGAATATCGCTCATGATTAATTACAGTTTGTGGTACATCCCTCCAAATCAGCCCATCGTATTGCATTACAAATGGTTTCACTGTTAACGTGAAGTTCACATTAGCGAGTATGCTGTTGCTAATTGAAATAGTTGGTGGGTCTGCAACGTAACCTATAAATCTATAAGGCTCCAACATAGATAATTGCCATTCTTCATAAGCAGTTCTGTCTCTATCTTGAGGTTGAAGCCAGTCACAGAATTCCATAAACCACTCAGTCCAATCTTTGTAGCCTTTGGGAAATTCCACAAGCATGTTGATAGGTTGCTGAATGTTTCCATAGTTTTTTGAATCTATTAAAAAATCACCGTTAACTCCTGAAACAGAAGTTGCGGTGATATTTCTTTTCGGTTGAACAATATTCAAGGGATAAGTAATCTTTGCGCCAAAATCCTCAGAACTTCGGCCACGATATACCAACTTAGCGTAGTTCACTAATATTCAACCTCCTGTTCAATACTGCAGTTGCTAAATCTTTTCTCATGTATTTCGAAATTCCACTAGCAACTTGTCTGCCATCAAGATTAATCGTGTTTTCAATAGTTGCTTCTGAGGTAGCCCACATTGTCAGTAGATTGGCAATTGTATCCAAAGTTTCTGAAATGTGGCTTAGACTTGCGCTGTCAGCAATCATTGAAGTGTCTGGGTGGTCTCTTGCAGCAAGAATTGCAGCAGTTTGACCGAGAAGTTGGTAACTTTTAGCGCTCTTCATTGCTGAAAGAGGGATTGCCATTTCAGGTCCTGCTTCTCCAAATATTGAAGGTGTAGTAGCAATCCCACCATCAGCATACCCGTGACCATGACCAATAACCGCTAACATTGAACTGCCATATCTACGTAAAGCGTATCTAATAGCTGCAAGCATATTATCAAAACCATTGAAGATATTTCCGTGACCTGGAAAAGCATTTGCTCTAAAAGTACCTGGCTTAGTTTGAAGCAGTCCAGTTGCGTGACCATCAGCCAATCCATCAGTACCACCAACTGCATTAGGATTACCACTAGACTCAGTTTGAATTTGACGGAGCCAAGCGTTCACATATGCACCTGTAGTTGGTAAGCCATTCATTTCAAGGGCTTTTTCAAGCGCTGAGCGCCAACGCTCAACACCAGAGCCAGGTGGATTTTGAATTTGGTCATCGACCTTCTTAAGCATTTCTTTCCATTTAGCTTGGAAACCTGCGACCATCTTATGAACTACATCTTCGCCAAATTTAACAAAGTTAGCATTGCCGTGAAGCAAGCCGCTGATTGCTGAATTTACTAGGTTAGTTAGAGCTTGTGCTGGATTCTTTAACCATTTTTCTGCAAGTTCAAACTTGTCTTTAATCCCAGTAAAGAAGCCAGAAACTGCATTAGAAGCAACATTTATAATGCCTGAAACCCAACCACCACTTGCGTAGTGTTCTAAGCCTGCTTGTTCCATCAAGCGCTTAGTTTCTCCAGCATTATAAATATAATCGCCTGGTTCAACAGGAATAATCTTGTCACGCTCGTCGTACATTTCGAGAGAACCATCACGACGTTGAACAAGTTCTCGATAGTTTTCAGACTTTTCATCGTTAATGACTGCTAGTCGTCCATGCTTCTTTTCAATTTGACCACCAGTTGCAACATGGTGTAATGATCCAAATGCATTTTTACCTGTAAAGAATTTCCAAGCTGAATTAATACCGCCAACCATACCGTTAACAATATCAATTACACCATTAACGCCAGAACGTGCAGAGTTCTTAATAGTTCCCCAAACGTCTTTGAAAAAGTTAGAAATTGAATTCCAAACACTAGTCCAAGTATTCTTAATACTATTGAGTACCGATTCGGTAGTTTTAGCAATTCCAGAAACAGTAGTGTTGTGACTATTCTTTAAATTATCCCATTGCTTCCCAGCATTTGAAGAAATCTCGTTCCACTTGCTTTGCCAATCACTAGCCATTGACTTCAACCCATCTCCAGCAGTTTGAAGCATAGACTTAAAGAGGTTGTTGTGATTGTCTTTCATGTGTTTGCTAAAGTCACTAGAGCCTTTTTGGACATCGTTAAAGAAATTCTTGAAATTTTCCGATGAAACTGTCACAAACTTCTTAACGTAGTCTTTCAAGCTACTAGTCAGTGCAGAACCTGTCTTCTTTAGAGCATTCGCTCCAGATTTATGTTGTGCTTTTACTTTATTCCAGTAGCTTTTCCAAGCATTTGAAGCTTTTTTTGAGAAATTGGTTACACCTTTATGAAGTGCTGTAGTACCTTTATTCCACAAAGATTTGGTCTTAGCCCAACCAGATTTAGCTTTGTTGCCTACAGTCTTCCAGTAAGAGTCCCAACCTTTCTTGGCTTTTTTTGTAAAATTACTCCAGCCTTTATTAAGCTTTTGAGTGCCTCTAGACCATGACTTTTGTAAAGATTTCCATGATTTGTCAGTATTCTTTCCGACTTTCTTCCAGAAACTTGACCAGCTCTTTTGGATATCTTTAGAACCTTTAGAGATTGCCTTCTTAAATTTAGGCATATTCTTGTTTAGGTAATTGGTTGCGTCTTTCCCAAAGAAGACATCAGAGATAATGTTGCCCCATTTTTTCTTCTTAATGTCATCAGCAACGCCTTTCATATTAGTGTTGATATGATGACCAACCTTCTTAGCCATATTTGCAAAGAAATCAAAAGATTTGTGAGCACCAAAACCTAACCATTGAACGAAGTTTTTAGGCTTGTTTTTCTTACCTTCTGCTTGCCAACCTTTGGTAAATTCGTTAACACCTTGACCGCCCCATTTACCAATTTGACCACCTATTGCACTACCTAATGCTGCACCTGCAGGGCCACCAAACCAAAGTCCAATACCGCCACCGATACCAGCACCAATACCTTTACCGATATCAGCAGAACGTTTGTCAGCATTGTGAATATCTTTGGTAAGTCCTTGGAAAATAGAGGAACCAGCGTCTAATGCAACACCTGCACCTGCTATACCAGTAGTGATCTTCCCTGCAGTAGATAGACCACCAAAACCGCCTGCACTTTTCAAAGACTGAAAAGCACCACCAGCAGTTTTTCCATTAAGAAGATCTTTAGTAGCTGTTCCCAACTGCTTCAAACTGGAAATAGATTTTTCAACAGCGCCAGGTAAGCCTTTAACCCATTTGTAAGTATCATGTATAGCAGAACCTACACCATAAATACCACGAGCAACAGCAGTTAAGCCCTTAATTGCTGCAATTGCAACAATTGCTTTGGCAATCATCTTAATTGCGCCTTTATTCTTAGCCAAGCCATCTAAAGCACCTCTGATTTGTTTCAAAGGGTCCTTAGATTTAGCAGCATTCTTTGACGTAAGACCGAAAGCATCTGCAATTGTTGAGACTACGCTAGCAAAGGTTTTCCACAAATCCTTACCAAGCGTAACAGCAATCTCAACAACATCACTAGCCATTGCAGAAATGTCTTTTTCATGCTTACCAATGTATTCAAGTATTTTAGTACCCCAAACAGCGACTTGAGCAATAGCTTTTCCTAAATCCTTAGCACCTTGTTGCAATGCTGGACTAGCCATTAATTTGGAAAGTTGTTGAACTGCCTTATTTTGAGTATCAAAAAGTGGTGCAGCAATTTGCTTTTGTAAATCTTGCCAGCGTGCCTGCATTTGCTTCATTGCACCAGCTTGGGTTTTGCCAAAATTGCTGTAGGCTTTACCACCATCTTCACCAACTTTTTCAAGAAGTTGCTTGAATTGTTTCGTGGATAATTTTCCACTATCAATCATTTGAGCAAAGGCTGATTCAGACACCCCTGCCGCTTTGGCCATTGCAGCACCTAAACCTGGAGCTTGCTTAGACATACGGTTCCATTGACTCGAGGTTACTTTGGAACCAGTCATTACACGTGCCATAGCTTGAGAAAAACCAAGCATTTGTTCACTGGTCATTTTGGTATTATCGCCAATAACCCCAACAGCACGTGATAATTTCATTGCTTCTTCCGTATTACCATTAGTAGCACGATTCATAGTCATTTGAAGTTGTGTAGCAGACTCACCCGTTAAATTGGTATTAGCCTTCAACTCTTTCATTTGAGAAATGAGTTGTTCCGTTTCTTGTGCTGATTTTCCCAACCCAGTCCATTGAGCTTGTATCTTTGCACCAGCCTTAGCAACTTCAATACCATTTGAGATAATGCCTTTCAATCCACTTTCGACAGAACTAAAAGCATTAGATGCTAAGTTTCCAAGAAAAGCACCAGAAAAGACCTTCTTGAAAATTCCTTGCGACTTTTCGCCCTCTTTATTAACGCCTGCAAGCTTTGACTTCATTTTGTCAAAGACAGAAGGGTTAGCTTTTCTAATTTCAGAGTCAAGTTCAGACATCTTAGTCTTAGTTTGAGCTAAACTAGTTGCAGTTTCGTCAACACGTTGCTTCTGAATTCGATATTTATCGCTAGCCTTACCAGCAGAATTCTCTATTCTTTCAAGTTCCTTAACTTGAACATCGTAGATTTTGTTCAATTGTTCGTAAGTTGACTTTAAACTTGAAAGCTTAGCCTTATTGGCTTCTGTTGCCTTGCCTTCTGCTTCAAGCCTATCAATGTAAGCCTTTGAGGAACTGGATATCTTACGAAGTTCTGATTGAGCATCAGCTAAGCCAGATTTGTAATACTCTACTGAGTTTTTAGCCTTTTCTTGCTGATTGCTTAAGGAATTAAGCTTACTTGTAGCAGAAGCAATTTGACGCTCGGTTTTAGTGATTTGGTCTTGATAACTAGAAAAAGCATTCTTTCCAGCTTCAGTACTTCTATCTACTTCGCCTTGCGCCTTTTTCAATTCTGATTGTTGGGCTTTCAAGCGCTCAATTACTTGTTTTTGTTTTTCAAGTGCATCAGAAACACCTTTGAATTTAGCTTCTGCAGCACCTAGTTTGTCTCCTGCCTGCTTTAACTCAAGTGCTTGAGTTTTCCAAGCACTTGAAACTTGTGTGATTTCATTTTTTAGGTCTTTCAAACTAGTGACGGCACTAGTATTTTCCATACCGACACGATAGCTGAATTTTCCTTCTGGTGTACTACCCATGTTTTGCCGCCTTTCCAACTGCTAGTTGCTTTGCAATATACTCTGCTGCTGAAATTCTATCTTCAGGAGGTACAGCATTCATTACCTTATTCCATTCAAAAATATCTGTGTTCTGGATCTGTTCAAGTGATAAGTGGCCATTAATGATTGCTGACTTCTCGGTGTAATGTAAATCATCGAGAGCTTTTTGAAGTTTTCTTATCTTTTGGTCGATTGGTACTTTTTAAATCAGCCTCATCAGGCTCAGTATCCTCCGTTCCAAGGATTTTGTGACAGAGCAAAGTAGCTGTGTCTTTTAAATCATCAACATCAGCTTCTTCAAGCTTTTTCTTATCGCTTGCTTTCAATCCTAGAACTTGTGTAATGAATTCAGCAGCACATTGAATTGGTGCAATTTTTGCATTGCGTTCATTCTCTGCTTGAAGCATTTGAATAGTAAGTCCTAGGATTTGCGAACGTTGTTCTAAACTAATATCCAAATCTTCCAATATTTCTTTCGGAACGTCTAAGTAAGTGTTGTACTTCTTTTCAATTCGTTCAAAAGTCTTTAAATCTTCTGCCTTTTCACTTGAAAGTGAGGTTAAGATACCTGCATCCCTAACAAGCTCAATCTCTTTATTTTTGCCATCGTTAAAAGATTCCAAATTTTTCTTTTGAAATTCTGTAGCTCTTTCAGTATTAGTAAAAGACTGAGATAGTTGATATTCTTTCTTCAAGCCAATCTTTGAAGCATCAAAATCAAATTTAGCCATAATATCCTTTCTATTCCTCCAACCCACCCTGCACATCTATCGATGTTACTTATGACTGCTGTTCTGTTTGTACTGCAGGACTAGCAGTTACTGAATTAGTTTGTTGTCCATTAGTTACTCGCCGTAGAAGTATAGCCTTGGAAAATGTGAGTAAGCATAGCTTCTTCCGTAAAACCTTCTTCGCCTGATGAGAAAAATTGGTAAAGTAAATCATCTGCTGGTCTTGCTTGTGCAGCAAATTGGAACACGTCGTGTACTAACACTTCGTTTTGGTTGTTAGTTTGCCAGTTCATACCACCAGATTGAGTAACTGTGCCAAATGGAAATGCCCAGTAGAACTTGTTTTCTCCAGAATGAGTAACACCAATAATTGCAGCATTAACAAGTTTGTTACGCTTAACTGCATAACCCTTATTAGTGTCATCATGGTCAGCACCTAAAAGAGCTGCAGTAATTTCAATTGGTAAGTCATTAGCACCAAAAGTTGCAGTAGGTGTAGGAACACCAACAGAGCTTTCAGTTCTTAAATCAGAACCGTAGATTGCTTGTGCTGCTGGAGAAATATTTTGAATATTAAATTGAGTAGCACCTTTAGATGTAGCTGCATTTGCATAAAATAAGCCATTCTTGTTGAAGGCCTTGTTGTCAGTCTTAATCTTGCCAGTATCGTCTGTTAAGGCAATGATGAAACTATCAAAACCTGTGATTTGCATTAGAAATCATTCCTTTCTGTTCTGTCTAAGTAGTAAATCTTCACAAGTTGTTCTGTAGTAGGGTCAACTGTGTGAGCTCTTGAGAGCCTAATTCGCCACTTTTTTGCTAAAAAAATAGACTCAATCTGTCGTTCAATTGAATCTATATCTACGTCTTCTTTTGTCGAGAAAAAAATTTGAAGCTCAACTGACTGATTACGGTCTTGAAACTTATCAGAACCATAATTAGTTAAGTCTTCTGTAACTTCTGTTAGTAAAACAGTAGTGCTGTCACTAGTGTCCTGTGTTTCTGGAGGTACACGGTATAAGCAAATGTTGTCAATTCCGTCAATGCTTGCGCTTCTCAGCACTTCGCCTGCTTCAACTACTGGTAGTCTAGTCATGCTCATTGTTTATGACCTCCGATAATTTAGAACTCATAGCTTCAGCAATCTTCCCTGCTGCTTTCTGTTGAGCTCGTTGAACAAAGTGTAGGTTAGCCATTTGTTTGGTTGACATCTTCATGACCCCATCATTTACCCAACCTAAAAGAGCTATATCATCGTCCTTATTCCAGCCAACATCAGTGTCACCTGTTTGGGCATTGTCGATGGTATAGCCCTCTTTGTATGTAATACCGTCACGTAAGTGATGGTCGTGTAAGCCATTCTTGCCTGCACCAATTTTTCTAGCCTTACCATAGTCTAAATCTGAAACTGGTGTTTCATCTTTTAAGACTTCTGCATAAGCTTTAGCACCTGCACCAGTAACTTCTGCTTTCTGCTCTGCCGTAAGATTAACTTTCGAAGCAACCTGTTTGTAAAAGTCGTTCAAAACATCATCTAAATCATTCATGACCAGCACCTCGTTTGCTTTCTTTAATAGTGACCAAATCATAGGTCACATATGAGTCTTCATCTAATGAAACATCGAGAATATCATACGTAACTCCGCCAATTTGAACACAAGTGCATGATTGTAACTTATGAGAGTTCTCCTTTCCGTGTTGGATCTTGATAACTCTTGAATTCTCAAACGAAGTACCAATCAGCTCGTATTTCTGTGATCTAGTCTGTTTTACATTTGAAAAATGGACTTTAAAAGCAGGTTTGAACACTCGATTGGTCATCCCTGACAAAGCTTGTGAAGTTCCATAGCTTCCAAACGTGCAAGTCTTTTGCATTAAGTAAGGCTGTACAGCATTAACGTAACCAACCATTTGAACCAACCTTTCCTTTGAGATGTGATAGCATCATCCGCAAGCCAATCGATGTACCATTTGCAAGGGTTCGGTCGTAAAACATTTGAGTTGCCAAAGTCTTAACGGCTCGAACGAACATTCCATCTTGTAACATTTCTTCAGTATCGGCTTTTGAATCAACTGAATCTTTGACAAACGATAGACTATCCTCAACCAAAGCATTCAAGGTGGATTGATTTTCTTCGGTATCATCTAAATTGAGCTCTTGCAATAGTTGAGTCTTTAACTCATCTAGTGTCATAATCTATCACACCTTTCTAGCTACTTACCTGGAGTACTTGCAGCTTGAGTTACTGTCTTGTTGCCAGTATACCAGTTAATCAAATCTCCACGGTATTGTTGGTAATCAGCTCTCATGTAGATACCTAAGATTCTGAAGAATTCATCGTATGTATCAATGAATTTACCAGTAACTTCGTTTTGCATAAACTTGATTGCTGCCTTTTGAAGAGGTGTGATGATCATGTTAACGTCACCGTCTTTAGCATTAGGGAACAAAGTATCGTCAATAATCACAACTGATTTACCCTTGATGAAACCATCAGTGGCCTTAGTTACATCAGGTTGAATTAATGGACGGCCCATTGTGTCTTTCATGCTATCTAAGTAGTAGAAGGCTGCTTGTGAAAGCACAATGTTTGATTGCTTAGAATCATTTGGCTTAAGCTTCTTATCAATTGCTTCAGTAATTGATGCTAAAAGGTCACCAGTTGTTGAAGCTGTGATGTTGTTAGTTAATACTTTCATGATTTCGTCATCGTCGGTGTTGTCTTTAAGGTCCACACATCTTTGAGCAAGTTCTGCTTCCCAGTTGTAGTCTGAATCGTTCAATAATTCGATTGAGTATGGATACTTCTTTGAGAATGATTTTAAATCCCAAAGAATTTGCTTAATTTGAGGGGCAGAACCAGTTTCAGATGGTACAAATTCGCCAGTTCGCTTAGTCAACTTACCAGTTTCTTCTGAAAAATATGGTAACTTCCCAGTTGTGTGTTTTACAGAAATGGTTCTAATCATGTTTCCCAAACGTGCAAATTGGTGTTGGTCATGTTCTGCAGCAAGGATATCTTGTGGAATTAATACTTGACCAGTTGAAAGACCAATACCACCTTCAGTAGCATCACGCTTAACTTCCCCAGTTTTTAAGTAATGCAAAAAGTCCCGTTTGTTTTCAGCAACGGGACTATCAGTTTTTTGATTTAAGATTTTTGGCATCTTCATGCCTCCTTTATTGTCTCTAGTTTCTTGTTCAGGATTTGCATCCCTCTTTTGGCTTTTTCTGGTAGTTTGTTTACCAGCATTCTTGTCTTTGTCTTCTTCGTCTGAGTCTGTTGATGAGTCATCGCTGTCGTCCGATGAGTCGTCTTCATCGTCACGTTTAGCTTGTTTGCTAAGAATTCCAGCAACTCGCTTAGCTAAATCATCAATGTCAATGTCAGGCTTCTTCTCATCTTTCTTTGAAGAATCATCACGTGTTTCTTCCTTAGAATTTTCATCAGTTGAATTAGGTTCTTGAGTTCCAGATTCTTTGTCTTTTAAGTCTTTTACTTCTTGTGGCATCTCTGTGCCTCCTTTTTCTAAAAATTGCTTGAGTGAACGTTCAACATTTGCGCTAGTTTGCTGATATGCAGGAATTGGAGTGAGTGAGATTTCATTTAGTTGTGAAATCTCGTTAATTTGGTGAATGGTTTGACCTGAGTCATCACGAGACCAATCATCGTCGCCGATATTGAATCCAATAGAACAGCCTTTGATATTCCCTGCTTTAATGTCAGCGAGTGTGTCATTTCCTAAAGTTGTTTCTGGCATTGTTGCTTCAAAGTACAGTCCTTTGTCATCGACTCTTACACTCAAAGTTCCGCTATCGACTCTGGCTAAGATTTGGTCAAAGTCATGTGATCTAAGCAGCATTACATTGGATAAATCCAAGCCATCTAATGCTTCAGGTTTGATATATTCGATAAAAGGCATAGGAACGCTTGGTTGATTGAACAGCATTCCGTAGCCTGTAATCTTGTGCGAGCCATTCTCAGCGTCACGAGTTGTCAAACTAGCCAGTTGCAAATTGATTGAGCGAACGTCGCATTTGAAATCATTGTTTTTTGGCATTTTTGTCACCTCCTTTCAAAATTTGGGGTATAAAAAAAGCTCAAAAAAGCGCTTTTTTTGCGTTTTTGAGCTCATTTTTTTGATATAAATAAAAATTTTAGTTGTTTTTGTCGTTTATATTTTGCGTGTTGTCTAAAAGATTAGTGCCTTCATCAAGGTCTAATTCGGGGAAAACACCCCTATTTTTTAGTAATTTTTGGGCTTGAATAGGTGCTAAAACACCTGCAGAAGCTAATTTTTGGACATTATTTATTAATTCGCTATTGTCACTGTCAATTGCACTAGCAATATCAAGCTTCACATCTGTTCCAAGCTTCTGACTTAGTTCACTTTCAATAGGCTTAATGTAAATTGATAGAGAACTTTGATAGAATGCTCTGATCATTGTGATATTAGACTGAGCGTCTTGCTTTCCTGATAGATAATCTGCAGGAATTCCAAACGCTTTGGCAATTTGGTCTTGTGAGAATGACACGTTTTGCAAAAATTCGGTTACGTTTGGAGAAATGTTAGTCGTTTCAACGTCCGCACTTTGGTCAAGCACAACTGCACGACCAGCATTTTCACCAGTTGTTTGATCTTCAAAAGATTGTCTGGTGTTTTCCTTTGCTTCTTTACCCAAAGTTGCATTTGGAACTTTAATAAAGATACTTGGCTTAATTGCATGTCTTAGTGTTGAAATAGCTAACTTACTAGATAGGTCTTGAACTTCAATTTCATTGAGCAAGCTATCAATTGGAGGAATACCCATATACTGAGTATCGCTTTCGCCTGAAACAGTGCATCTGAAATGAATCACTTCACTTGAGTCATATAAGAAATCACCTGAACGTTTTGAGTCGTCAAAGTGAATTGTGTAAGTTAGGTCTTTGCCATAATCATCTAATGCAACTGTTACCTTTTCATTTGGTACTGGTTCAATCCGTACTGGATATCCGTTTGTATCACGGTCAATAATCGCAAAAGCATTGCCAGTAAGCATCATTTGAACAATCATAGCCTGCCAAACACTGAAACCACTCATCAAATTACCCAATGGAGCATTCAACACATCAGTAATTGGTTGAGCATTTGTCACAAATCGACAGCCTGCTATGTCACTTGAAACTCGTGAAATAACTGCGTAAACGTCTGAATTTTTTAAGGCAATTGCGCTTGTAATTGCTTTCGGCTTAATTGATACAGATTGGCCTTGATTAAGTATCCAAACAGGCGAACTGCCAGATAGCATTTTTTGCCGTTTAAATAAATTCGATAAAAAAGCCATATATACCTCCTAAAATGAAAAATTATTAGTGAAATAATCGTTAATTTGTTGCTCAGACATCCCTGCAAACGGGTCATTCTTGTTCTTTTTCTCAAGTGAGATGTCGTCAAAGTGGAACATCGCAGTGTACCAAGCGTCAATTAAAGCATCGACAAAGTCAATCTTGGTTGTTGCCTTTTCCTTGTCGACCTTAATTCCGTTGTTATTGCTGAATAACACAGCGTTCTTAAGTGAGTATTTGATAATTGGATCATCTAAGTAACGTATCTCACGAGTATCAAACTTCTGTCTTAAGTCAATAGTTGGATTAGTTAAGGTTTGGATAACGTTTTTAACAGCCATAGTCTTCCAGTCGAGCTTCTGTTCAATCCAGCCAATCATACGTGACATCCCCCATTGGTCGTAACAGAAATACTGCACATCTAAGTGGTTCTTTTCCACAAAATCGACTAACCAGTTGAAGATAACCCCATCATCGATATAGCCGTATTCGTTCTTGGCAATGTCACAGTAGCCTTTTCTTTCGGCGTCCCTATAATTAATCCCATCTTGCTTTTCTTTGATTTCAATGTTGTTCTGAGCCCTTGCAAGAGGTACCCAAGAATGTTGTTTGATATAAAAGCGCTGATTGTTAGCACCGTCTAAGTATGGAAATACAAACACCAACGCTGTATCATCGCTAAAATTAGACTTGTCAAAGCCAATATAAACAGCACGGCCAAAGATATTGACTGGTTCTTCAGGAACGATAGCAGCATTAACATCATCAAGTTGCAAGTAAGTATTCTTTTTAACTTGAAGCCAAAGATTAAGAGACTTGTTCTGAAATTCTTCAATTGAACCATCTAACATCTTGTTCTCACGTTCCGAGAGCAAAGACTTTAGCATTTGGTCCTTTTTTTCAGGGGACAAATTCATAATCGGGTTAGACTTACACCAGGTTTCAGGCTTATCAACTTCAATCAGTGCGTCCTGTTCCCAGATTAAGCAAAGATTGTCATCTAAGGCTCTGTCACAGTCTCGTTCCATAACGAACTGGAGTAATCTTTGGTCTTTGTAGAATTGTGAGTTACTGTCTGGATAAGCTGTGGATATCTGTAAGAATACGTGATTAGGTTCTTGTGCTTGTCCCGAAGTTATTTTCCCGTTACCAGTCCTAATCTTCCCAATGTACTTATCATCACCCACTTCATCCCCAACAGCAAATTGATAGTGGAATGAGTCTAATTGTCCTGACTCATAAGATTTCCGCATTAAGATATTGTTGTAAACTCGTGAAATGATTTGGTCGGTTAAGACATCAATTTGTTGGTCTTTGAATGTCTGCCTAAATGCTGGACTTTCACTCATCTTTCGAAACATGGTTCTAAGATAGTCAAACCCTACTCGAGATTGGTCAGTGGTTGGAGCTACGAACAAGTATTTTCTGTTGTAAGTGTCATTGGCTTCGATTAGAAAATAAAAAGCAGCTAAGATTGCTGCAATGTATGTCTTACCATTAGTTCTAGCCATTGAAAGAGTTGCACGTACATAGCGAACACGGTCTTTTTCGTCACGCCAAGCCACGATTGAACAAAGAATTGCTTTCTGAAAGTCTACAAGTGGCAAAGGAACACCAGCGTTAACATCAGGAACCAATTTAGCAAAGTTTAGAATTGCTCGAGCCTTGTTCAAATCATAGTGATACTTGAATTCAGGGTCTTCTTTTTGCCGTCTTAAGTCTTGGAGGTGTCTGAAACAGGCTAGTTTAATCATATAACCAGCCTGGACTCTGCCCTCTAAAACTGAAAAAGCGTACTTGGTTAAAGGGTCTCTATAGTTCTTAAAGATTTCAGTGTACTTGCCTGCGTCTTTTTCTTCTGTATAAGCCGTTTGAAGGTCGAACCCCTTCTTAGTAAAGTCATACTTTTTCACTAGAAATCACCACTTTTTGCATTTAATATCTCAGCCAAACTTGGTGTGTCATCATCTTGACTATCAATACTTGCCATCAAACTTGCACGACTGGCTGGAGTTAGTCCTAAATCAGAACTAAAAGTCTTAATTTGCTTCATTGCACTGTCCATTGTTGTTACTGCAGGATTCTTTTGATAGCGAGTGAACTCTTTATCCAAAGTTTCGCCTGTTGGTAAGATTGGAGTCGTCCAAACTTCACGCTGAATGCCATTTTTCTGCACATTTTCGAAAGCTTCACGATACAACTGGATTGCCGAACATAAGCATTCAACAGTAGCCTTGTCAGCCTGTTTAACTACACCAGTTTCTTGAAGGATTGGAATGAGCCGTTGCCAAATTGTCGCAGCAAGTGTTCCTTTCATGTAAGAAGGTGGAGTTTTCTGAAGCGGTGTCCAATTCTCGGTAACTTTTTTCAATTTTTCCGTTTGTTCACGTTGCTCAGGTCGTGAATTTGGATTAGTTGTCAATTTCAAGTTGCGTCCTTTGGCCATTTTTCCGCTTTTCCTCCTTTCAAAACAAAAAAAGGCAAACTCACGTTTTGCCCCCTCCATGAAAATATTGATTTTTGCATTTGGCTAAAAAGATGACTCCCCTGTTGTGTGCTGTAGGCCCCTTCCCCAGGCGGGGGGTATCAATTTGTTTTTTCTCTCAAAACTTTCAGCCACCATTTTTTTGTTGCGTGTTTCAAAATTGCGTCACCATTTTTCTTTTCAGCAATTTTCTGTTCAAGAATTGTCTTGCGTGTATGTTCTCCTTTGGATAAACACCAAAGATTATTCGTATCCAGTGGGTTTTGGCACAAACGTCGTGGAACGATATGGTCAACAATCAAATCATGGTCGTCAATCACTCGGCCACTGACTGCGCTTGTGTACAGGTCACGGCTTGCAACATACTCACGAACTCTTTTCCACTTAGCGCTTGAATAGAACTCTGTTGCTTCTTCACTGCGTTCAAACCTGTTGTAGTGTTTGTAATAAAGCAAGCGCTGCTCATGACTAACTGGTTTAGGGATGTACTTATGAAACGGTGCATGCACATCACAATAGCGTTGCTTAATTGGTACAACTGTATGACAACCACGTTGTCCGCACATATGGACTCTCATACGTAACCTCGCTCCTCTTTTAATCGCTGCTGTTCTTCAAATGGTAACAGCCAATTGATAGGAATGTTAAATGGTATCTTGCATATATCTTCTAACTTAATGTTTAATCCTTCTTGATACTTGTGACGCCACCGAGGTATCTCTTGCTTAACTTTCATCCAACCAGTAAAGCTATCAATGTAAGGCTTGAATTGAATACAAGCGTACTGACTGCCAACTTCACCACTTGATGTCAGCATACCGCACTGTCCTCTGGTCGCTGATATCTGAATCACCACCGTTCCTTTTGGATATACTTTTTTTGCTTTTGCTCTTTCAATAGTTGCAAATCTTCCGAGTAACATTTGATTCTCAGATGGTGGAATAAAAGGCTTGCTTACCCCCCCAGTTTGCATATGCAATGCACGCTTTAGCATTGGTCCATAGTCTTTGCGTCTAATAATCTTCTTTGACTCGATATGGTCGATTGCTTCTTCAAGCCACTTAGTAACATTGAACTCTTCTGCAACTTGTTTGCTGTGAGGCATTACATTAATGTCGCTGAAACTTAAATAGTCATCTTTGCTATTTTGTATGAAATATACCTGTTTAGTTTCGCCAGTTAATGCATCCCCGTGAACTACAATTGCATTCATCCCACGTAAAGCTAAATTGCATAGCAAGTATGGAATAACGTTGTCTGCCAGTTCTGAGGCAAAGTAAAAGTATCTATGAGGAACATATGTCCAAGGCAATTCTGCAGTCATATCAGCCCACCACTTTTGAATTAGTAATGAGCCAGTCCCTGCAGTAATATCTGCAGCAGTATAGCCTTTCTTGTGAAAGTATCTCTTTTCTATGTCATTCTTAAAATCAGCATTGTACTTAGTGTTAACAATAATTGATAAGAGCTTGGATACTTCATCAGGTGTGTAGTCTTGCTGATTAGCTTTCCTTTCAGCTACGTATTCTTCAAAGTATTGCTTGAAAGTATCTTGAACCACACATTGTGCGTCTAATTTCAATAATTGCTTAAAAAAGTCATTGCGTTTTTCTGGATCAAAAACAATTTTTCTCAAATAATTCTCAAATTGAATATGTTGTGTAACACCAGCAATCTTCCAGAATTGGTCTTTTGAAATCATGTTTGTGTTGCACCTCCGTAAAAAAATAAAACCAGTGGAGGTATCGCAACCTCTTTGCCCCTAAATGAGCCACTGGTTTTGAGAAAAAATACATGAAAAATTTAAGCGTTACTTAGCTAGATATTATTGCCCATTTAAGGGCTATGAGTAGCCGAGCTCTCGAAAACTCGTTGAGTTCCACCAACTACTACTCAGACAGCTAAGAGCATTGGCTGTCTCGCAATGTTTACATCGTGTCTAACTGTTTATTGCAGTTAGCTCCATGTCCGCTCTCCTCGAAACCGTTGAGGGTCGTCGCAGACTAAAACACGTTGCAGAATCGAACTGCCATAAGAGCACCAGCCGTGTTTGTTTTTACATCATAATAAAAGGAATAAATGAAAAAGTTAAAATAATTTACGAGGTAACTAAATCAACATTTTAACAGTAGGGATGCCTACAACTACTAGCACATCCCTATAACCAAGTAGCGGACTCGAACCGCTATTACACACCAGTCTTGGTCTTTTCTAGGAGAATTCATGAACGAATTGGTCCCACATTTATACTGAATTTCCGCACCGTGTAGCTTCATTTCGCTACACTACTAATATTAGCTGATACTCTTCCGCATGACTTCCGGTCTTTTTCCGGTCTTTTTCCGTTTTTTATTTGTTGTGTTCTGGGAAAAGGTCAAATAGATCTAATTCTGTCGTTTCGTGAATTGGCTGTTTATCAATGTTGCAGCCTTTAGGATGTGCATTTACTACGCTGTCAACTGTGTCATTGTACTTCAGTAGCAATCTAAGAACACTGTCAACTGTGTCTATGTCAGCAATTGTAAAATCCTTATCAAATAGGGCTTTTCCATCACGTAAACAGTCTTTCAAAGTGTTTGCATAAACGATAAAGTATTTCACTTTCATCCCTGCTATTGAATAAAGATTCCAAGTATCAACCATCATATCGCTAATTATTTCATTCACTGTCATTACCTCGATAAACGTGTAAATCCTCTGGATCTTTAACACAAAGTACGCCTTGCCAATATTCAAATCTGTCTGCAAACTCGTTCAATGCACGTTTGTGCATTACGTCAAATTGAGTGTGCTGATATTGAACTAGTCGTGATACTTGAAAGATTGGCTTCTCTTCAATGTAAATTCCAATTAATATTTGTCGGCTAGTTGCTGTGCATCGAAAAATGCTTTCGTGAACAGCTTGTACAACCGTCTTGGCTTCCAGACTCCTAATAATTTGACGTTCAATAACATTCCCCGTTGCTCCGTGCGCTGGAGCTAGTGACAGCTTCGGACTGCTTAAAGAATTTAAATCATACCCACTAAGTCTAATCGCTCTTACAAAATCTCCTCGTAAGAATTGTTTAACTTTTTTAGCGGTTTTTTCTGTATCAATTTCAGGAAATAGCGTCACAACTGCCACACTCCTCATCTTTTATTCCCCCTTTATTTTTCAAACTAAAAACTTCGGCAAGTTGTATATCTAAAGCCTTGCGGTTCAAATAATGACCTGCAACTTTGAGTTGCATTAAATACTTATCGTTATCTGTTTCTTGATAATCCCAAAATGTTAAATGAATGAAATCAACAAGTTCTTCTAAATCCATCTTAGCAATTTCATGCCATTCTTTATCTTCTCTTGTCATAATTTACCTCTCGTAATTTATCCCTAATTTCACGTCTGTTGGCTCTTTCAGCTTGTGTCCATAAAAGTATACCCATTGAGAAAATAATGCCTACAAAGCCGAAAATATAGCCATATTTCTTGAGGATAATCCCAATAAAAAACATCCCTATTGCAATAACGCAGTCAATCGCAAGCAGTGCTTCAATTGTTGTATCAAAACCGCACTTTTTACATTTGCACTTTGTCATTCTCAACCCTCCACTTCAATTCTTCTAAGCGGGAAATAAATTCGTTTTCTTTTTTAAAACTTAAAATTTGTTCAATAAGTACCCAACTCCCAGAAAGGATTAGCAAAATTGTTGACAAAGCAAGTAGTTCAAACTTATCTGAGCCGCCTGCGAATAATGATGTAAGTGCAGCAAAGACACTAATTAACAGTAAGAATTGGGAATAGATCATTTTAGTAATAGATTTTTTCATGAATTCGTAATATAGCTTTCTAACTGCTCCAATTTCTTTCAGATTTAGTTGTTGCATTGTTGCTTTATAATTTAAGTTTCTTGAATAATCAGGTGGATTTTTTAAATCATCTTCAGTAACAACTACTGTGATTGTTAACGTATCAACTAAGTAGTCGTAACTCATAACAGTGAAAGTGAAAGTATGACTATATCCCTTATCTGGACTAAAATAGTTAAATTTGTGTTCTTTTTCTACCGCATTAGCAATATTAGGATAGTTCTTTTCTATCTTGTTTAATGCTAATTGACGGCCAATTTGGCAGGTTAAATATTTTAATGACTCGGTTTTCAAATCTTTTCTCCTGTAATCTTTTTCTCCTAAAACTACAATGTTTATATATTGCTTTCCATCTTCTAAAGATTTAGTTATCACTTGATAGTAAGGCCCGTCTGGATAGTATTCACAAGGCTCAATACTCAATATTTCAAGTTTGTTGTGTCCAAATTTTTCTTCAATAAGGTCAGCTACCTTTTTATAAATCTTTTTATTCATATCTTTAACCTATGCAGTAAAAGTTGCAGTACACGTCACGCCTAGAATATCGCTTTTATACATAACTTCTATTTTTTTATCATCGTAAAAAATACTAAGTCTGCAATCATTGTCAACTAGTTCTCCATCTTTTATCTTGGCTAAGCCACTTTCGAACCATTTAGTGCCAATATTTAAAGCTGGTTCTTTAGACAAAAATTCAAGCTTTTCATAGAAATTTTGGTTGCGAAATGCAAACCATGCATCCCTGTTACACCACATGTTGTAAGCGACTTTTGCAGCAACATATTTGTCTGTTATTGTAATTTTTTTGGTCATTGTTAATTCTCCAAAACGTAGAGTCCTCCACCAGATTTTTCCAAACCAGTAGTAACAATTTTTTGCGGGTTATAAATAATGATTCCACCGTTTTTCAAAAAATCATTTACCGAAAACATTGCTTCGTGGCTATTTTTTTCAAAAAATTGTAATGATGAAAGTTGATTATCGAACTTAGAAATAGACTTTCTAACAACAAATTTTAAATTTTGGCTTTTATAAAATTTGGAATTTTCAATTGCACGTTGAAGTTCGTCTAACTGAGCTATTTTTTTCTGATAAAATTTGGTCTCTTCAAATTTCTCAATAACTTCAATTGGTTCAGCATAAAACACAAATTTTGGATTAAATGCTACTTCTTTTAAATCCTCAGCAAAATAGTATTCTCCATTGTCATTTCTAAAGTCTGCTGAACGGCCAACAATTGGCTTGTGTTCTGACATTGCCTCGATTACGTGTTCATACTCTACAGTAACTACACGATCATATTTTTCGAAAATTAATCTTGTACATTTTAATTTAGTCATTGTTCCAACTCCTCAACTGTAACTTCAACTCTCGGCTTTTCTGCGTATGCTTTAAACGCTACAAGCTGGATAACCTGCTTATCGTCGTGATAAATAACTCCATTTAGGCTATCCATAATTCCTTTCACGATGTTGTCAATGTCTGGCTTTTTTGTCGGAACTTCCTGACCAGATAAACAAGCTTCACGTCTTTTATTGGTATAAGACTTATACAAACCAAAGTATGCCTTGACTGTAATTTTTAATGGTGTTTCCAGTGGTTCGCCTGAATAAACTCTTTGAGCACACATCGTTGCTATTGCTTTATACTGTCGAGATTTAGCTGGATCATAAGTTTGAACATATCCTCGATGTCTGGAGAAGCGTGGTCTGCCTTGCCCTACAGGTTTTCCTGGAATAGTAAACTCAATTATCAAACTTTACATCGCCTTTCTTCATAAGGAACATGTTCTCGCCTTTGCTGAAATTAACTAAGCAGTTTTTAGGGATGCATCTCCAGTTGTAATAACCTCTTGTAAGTACATATCCTTGCTCAGATAGCTCTTCTCTAATATATTTGTACGCAATATAGTACATTCTTTTTGGTTTATATTTAGTAAAATCACGAACCTGTCCAAGTGTTTGAGTATAGAGAACTGGCTTACCATCTTTTTTCAACTCATACATGAAGTGAGGCCTTGCTTCAATGTGATAGATATTTCTCACACCTGAAATTGCAGCAGTGTTGTAACCAAATACTGTACTAATCTCAGTTGAAGTGTAGCCGTCTTTTAGTAAATCAATAATCTCCTGTCGACCTTTTTCACCAATATTTCTTGCTGCAACCTTTACTCTGTGCAGTGAATTCTCACTAATTGACCTTCCAAAAGCTTTAGTTAATGGTGTGTCATGGTAATTACCACTGAAGCTTTTTCTAAGTTTCAACAATTTCTCATTGTCTTCAGGGACTTGCGACAAAGAGCCATATTTCTTTTCGAGGTTTTGAATATCTGCAAGTTGTTGTGCTTCCATGCTTTCCTCCTAGAACGGCAAATCATCGTCACTAATGTCAATCGTGTCTCCTCCATCAGCAAATGGATCTGGAGTTTGTTGAGCGGGTTGTGCTTGCGTTGTGGTCTGAGTCTGAGCAACAGATGTGCTTGTAGTTGCTTGTTCTGGCTTACTGTCGAGAAGTTCAAAGTTATCTACAACAACTTCAGTCACATAAACTCTTTGGCCATTCTTATCTTCGTAATTTCTGGTTTGAATACGACCGTCAATCCCAATTCTTGAACCTTTGTGAGTGTACTGTGATAGGATTTCAGCACCTTTTCGCCAAACAATGCAGCTGACAAAGTCCGCCTCTTTGTGTTCTTTGTCTTTGCTGTACTGTCTGTTTACTGCCAAAGTAAAGAGTCCAACGGAAATTCCACTCTGTGTTTTTCTCAAATTAATATCTTTGGTCAATCGACCAACTAAAACTACTCTATTAATCACTTGGTAACCTTCTTTTATTTCATCAAATTCTGCCATTCTGAGCGTTTATCCTTTAATTGTGTAAAATCTACCACATGTCCTTTTGCACCTCGTGTAAGTCGTGAGAACAGCTTCTGATTGTATACTTTCTGAAACTGTTCAACAGTTAAATTGCTTGTTACGATAATTCTTTTCTGAGAGTTAAGTATGCTGTAGAGTACACGCTGTACAAACTGGCTGGCTTCATCTCCAGAAGCTCTCATACTCGCTTCAGTTCCTAAATCATCTAAGACAACTAAATCAGCATCAGTAATCTTTAAAACTGCTCTGCCTTCTGTCCAATACTCGCTTGGATCATTGAAAGAGTTTCTAATCTTTTGGAACAATTCAGCAATATTAATAAATAAGCACTTTTGAGCTTTAGAATGGTCATTTACTGCTTTCAGCATTGACATTGCAAGATGTGACTTTCCAGTTCCTGCAGTTCCAACTAATAGCGTGTTGAACTTTGCTTCTGGATATTGGTAATACTGACCTGCAATTTTATGACATAATTGGTAAACTCTATCTTCTTGTGTTCCAGGTTTGTGTTTGAAGTTGTCAAAGCTACACTTGAATGTGTCCTCATCGTCTACTAGTGAGTCACGTCTTAGCCAGCGTTTGCTAAGCTCAGCTGTAATTTTCTGGTCAAATGTCTTCTTTTCTGCTAGCAGTTTTTCAAGCTCGCATTTAGGACAGACTGGTTTAACATCCCTACCAGCAATTGTTGCTAACTTGCAATTGTGTTTGGGGCATGTTTCATCAACTTCAACAACTGCTAAGAGATTAGCTATGCTCTCCATTTTGGCTTCCTTTCATAAAACTGCTGTAAATCTTGTTGACTTGCTCATACATAGACTTAACGTTTTCTTGTTCTTCAACAGACAGATTCGAGAACCATTCAACAAGGCGGTCATTATTAAATAAATCATCAATGCCTTTACTTTCTAAAAAGTCCCAATGCCATTGTGTTAGTTCTTGATTAAAGATTTGGTCGAAAAGCACCACAACAGTTGGATAGCAAATGATTGAAAAAGGTATTTCGTTACTTACGAACTCTACATTTGAATTAGATCGATTGTTATGTTTTATTTTCCAATTTTCTTGTTCTTGAACATTCTGAGGTATCCAGTTTTCAAAAGTGTCATCAAAAGAAGCGTTAAATGCCCCTAAAAAACTAGATAAGAATTTCACTTCTCTTTTTGTAAATTTACTCATAATTTAGCCTCCCAACTGCTCCAATTGTTGATAGAGTAGTTGCTCCTATCAATCTCGTTTAAATATCCTTCAAATTTAGTTCCAAACAGCGTCTCAGGTCTAAGATACTTAGCCATCTTTGTATCTGCTTTCCAGTCCTTACACTTTTTAACTATTACTTTCTCAAAGTCATCAACTGTAAAGCCTTCATTAAGCCTTGCATGTATAAGCTTTTTAGTCTTAGCTGATGATGCTCGATAGTGACTACCTGTTTTATCGTTGAGGAACTGTACTATAGTCTTTATTTGCTTAGAGTTTTCAACTTTCTTAGAGCTATTGTCTGGCTGAGCCAGACTATATTTTGTATGTCTTTCTTTTGTATTATCTTTTTTTGTAAGGTCTTTATTTTGTAGTGTTCGATTTACCTGTGTAGGTTTTTCGAACATAGGTTTTTCTGACATAGGATTATTGAACATAGGCTCATCTGTAATAATCCAGTCACTATCAATAACCTGACCTTTATCATTTCGTTTGCGGTATCTTTTGAGATATCCTTTATCTTCCAATTCTTTAAGCCCTGCTCTTAACGAAGCTCTGCCATCAGGTGCGTGTCTTGTAACTTCTATCTCGTAGAACTGCCAATCCGAAGGCTTTGATGCTAAGTAGAGGAATATTCCTCGTGCTTTCCAACTCAGTTGGTCATTCTGTGCGACTGAATTGGGAATTGTTGTAAAATGTGTGACAAATTTCTTACTTAGTTTTCCCATTTTTCTTTCCTTTGTGATATCCTTGTACTGAGGGATGAATTAACATCCCTTTCTGTACAAAATTTTTCTGGCGAAAAGTAGTGTGTTACGCACTGCTTTTTTTCTTGCCTAAATATTGTTATCCCAGGGTAAATCAGGATTTTGCGCCAAAAACACCACGCACCAGATGCTGATGACCGCCAAGAGCATTGCTGTAATACACCAGACCTTGAAAGCACCGTCTACTGTGATTTGTTTGTTCCAGCGTTTTAAAATCGTGTTTAGTAAGTCTTGGTAAGTAACTGCTTGCTTCTCTCTCCATGCTTGTAATAATTTCATAGTTCATCTTCCTTTTCTCCTCGTAATTTAAATAATGGTAATTTTCCTTCAAAAGCTTTTTCAGTCATTTCTTTGTCTTTGCAAACCTTAGGTCTTTTTCCCGTAAAATCATAAAGAAATACAGATTTATCAGATTCAGTTTCTATACAAAAATAGTACTTAACTTTGTTTTTCCCTTTGTAATGTTTATCTACATAATCATTCCACTTAACAATCTCAGCCACTGTATTAAAATCTCTGTTTGCAGTACGACATATAAGCTTGGCTTTTTCATCTGGAGTGCTCCAGAAAAAGCCATCGCCATTAAAAATGAAATGGAATTTGTGTCTTAAACGATCATTATTTTCTGTCATAAGTTACCTCAACTTTGCATACCAATTAATTCTGTGTCGGTTTTCTTTCATCCATTTAGCTGCAGTGTCTTCAAATATGATTGCGTAACGTCCATTAGCGTTTTGACGTGGATTAATGCACCAGCCACCAGTTTCATAGTCAATTTCATTGCGAAATTTATCGAAAATAAACGTTCTAACCCACTCAGCAGACTTTCCACCGCAATACTTTTTGCGAAATTCATCGAGCTTAATAGTCCTGCCAGTAAGCTCATCTTCAAGCTTGGGTCTCATCTCTAAGAACGTTGATTTGATTAAATCTTGCAAAGATTTTCGATTAATTAAGTCCTCCATGTCAATCTCCTAATACAAAATTCAAATCTATAATTCCTCGGTAATACGTTGATTTAATGAAGTTATCGAGCTCTTCGTATGCTTTCCCTTTAAAAGTTACAGGCCTAACGAGATAGAACTTGATGTCTAAAGGTGCTCTTACTGAGTAATCTTCCCAAGTTAGTAAATAATCATCACTTCTAGTGTCGTAGCCTAACCAGAAGCCATCGCAGAAGCAATCTGAAATCATTAATACGTCTTTGCTGAATTCTTGCTTATTATGCTTTTTGAAATATTCAGCATCTGGCATCTTTAAATTAATCATGCTTCGATACTGCTTAATCAGTCCTTCAAACACAACCGCTTCAAGTTCTGGATGGTCTGGAAATAATTCTGTCAAATCTTTGTTAAGGTCAAATACTAATCCAAAGCAACCACGTGCTATGACAATTTGATTGTCATCTTTCAAAAGCAGTGCTTTAACTCCTAAATCAGAGCCATTAATAAGTTGGCAGATGTCGTTTTTTGAGATTGCAATTTTAGCCATTTGCTATTGCCTCCTCGAGCGTATCAAAGCTTTCACTAGTATTAGAGATTGCTAAGCACACTTCACTACAGAACCAATCTCCATCATTATCTATATAGACTGGATCATCTTTCTTCAATTCCATACCGCAGCCAGTGCATGTGTAGTTATAGTATTTTTCTTTAGTCATCGTTTTCGACCTCTTAGATCTCCTCTTTTTCTAGATATTGAATTTCAAGTTGTTCTTTATCATCGTCGTAAAAACTTGAAAGAACCGTTTTTCCTTCTAAGAATTTCAAAAGTTCGGTTATAAATTCTTTAAAGCCATCGTTAAGAGCATCTTTTTCAAATTCAATATCAGCTATCTTAATCATTTATTTTTTCCTCTCTATTAGCTTCTTCATTTGTTTTGTATTTTCTATAAGTGTCCATTTCTGCTATACAGCTGTATTTTTCCACCTTGAATGGTGTTTCTCGTAGGTACTCAAGTGACACATCTTTTAAATATACCCATTTACCTTTCGGTCTCTTGAATAGAATTGCTTTCCACAAAGGGATGAATTCTAGTACAAAATTATGATTTTGAGCGAAAATCATCGCAGTTTCTGTAAACTTTCGACTAATTATGTAGCCTTCATAACATCTCCCACTTTTGCCGTTAAAAGTAACCTGACAAATGCTGTGTTTTTTAGTCATTGTTATTCCTTTCATCAATGTAAGATAGGTTCATTATTTGTAGTTAGCACCACTTCTGTTTCAGAGTCGCCAGTAAATACGTAGCCTGAGTGTTCTTCTGCATTCAAGAACTTATTAATAAAGTACTGCTGGCCTTTGCCAGTAACTTTAGCGGTCTTGCTGATTGATACTGAACCGTTAGAGTGATTAATGGTTGTTTCCTTAATTTTGAACAAACCGAGGTTCATAGATTTCTGAGTTGGTAGGTTGTAACTACTACCCTTTTTGGAAATTAAGTAGCCATTCTTTCTCAACCAGTCGAACAATCTGTTCTGACCAATCTCAATCCCATTTCCTCGCAAAATCTTAGCTAATTCACCAACTAAAATCGTTGAGTTTGAAGTTGCTACGCTGTCAGCAAACAGTGCTTTAGGCTTCATTTCAGCAATTTGAATATCTTTTTGCTTGAGCTGGTCTGCAGCTTGTTGCAATAGATCTGCAAGGCCTGCCTTATTGTTAACAACATCAAATGCCTTTTCATCAGTCATATAGGCGCCATGTTCTCTAATTGCAGGTAGAACTTCACTAGTTACCCAGTGCTTAAACTTCTTGGCAGTTGGTAATTTGCTACCGAAAATTAATGAATAAACACCAGATTCCGTAATTAAATCAATATTTTGATAGCCCGTAGCGTTTTGCGACAATTGTGAACTATTCACAATCTCGGACTTTTTATCTTCATTATCAACGTGCTTCTTTAAAGCATCTCTAGTGTTTCTATAACCAAGAACTTCAGCAACGTCTTTACCAACGAAATACGGTTCTCCGTCAATTAATACTGTTCGTACATCTAAGCCGTTGAAATTAAAAATTTGTAAATTGTTCAACTTATTCACCCTTTCGATTTGTTCTACTTACGGTTGACTTAAAATCTAAAAAAATATCTGAAATCGGAATTTCATATAAATGACACAAAGCACTTGCCATAAACATAGGCATTTTATCAGGCTTTCTCTCATAGTATCCAACCATAAATTCTGAAATGCCTAGTTTCTGTAAGGCTTTAGCAACATCTTTTTGAGAAAAGCCTGCAATTAATCTAGCAGTTTTCCAAGTGATTTTTTTGCCATTCATTAAGTTACCTCCTTTCCATCAGTTCAACTATAAGTTTAACATTTTAAAAATTGAAGTCAACTGTAAATTTTATATTTTTTCAAGTTTTTCTGGTTTAAATCAACCATTAATTGAATAATTCAACCTTTAGTGTATAATGTAAGTATTAAAGGAGGTGAAAAAATGTCAATATCAGGTGCAGCCGAAATTGCAAGTAATAACTTAGCTAAGGCTTTAAAAGAATATAGGAAAAAACAACATATTTCTCAAACTGAACTTGGAGAGAAATTAGGAGTTTCAAAGCAAACAGTTTCTTATTGGGAATCTAAGAAAAAATCTCCTAAAATGAGTGCTGTTATTAATATTTCTAATTTGATTGGTGTTAGTGTCAAAGAATTAATGTTTGGAACTTCTGACGTAGCATATTCAAATGAAGATTTAAGTATGCTTCATGAACCAAACAATAATTATCAAACTAATTCATCTATAATCCCAATACTTGGAACAATAGCTTGTGGAGAGCCTATTCTGGCAGAACAGAATATTGAGGACTATGTCTCGCTTGTTCCTTCTGATGATGCTACCTATTTTGGGTTGAAATGTCGTGGGCATTCAATGGAACCAACCATACATGATGGTGCTATTGCAATTATTAGGCAACAGCCTACTGTTGAAGATGGAGAGATTGCTGCAGTTCTTGTTGGTGAAGATGCTAATGAAGCTACTCTTAAACGAGTTAGGCACGTCAATAATGCAATCCTTTTAGTTCCAGATAATGAGAACTTTGAGCCAATTCTAGGTACAAAAAAAGACCCAATCCGCATAGTTGGGAAAGCGGTTCGAGTCTTAGATATATTGTGATGTAGTCTTTTTTACACATCCCTGCTCGGGGGATGTTGTGTTCGTTTCAATTTAATCATATCACATATTGGAGGATTTGGACATGAACGATAAAAATGCAGCTAAGGCTAAAAAACCGACTACATTTTGGAAATTTATGCTTTATTGGATTGGAGGTCTTGCTCTACTTTTCGTATTAATTGGAATCTATGCAGCAGTGACTCAACCTCAAAGAGATAGTGAAGAAGCTGCTGAAGCAAGATCTGCTAGAAAAGCTTCTTCTGCTTCAAAAGCCGAAGAAAAGAAGCAAGCTAAAAAATACAACGCAGATAACAAGCTTCTTGAGGAAAAAATCAAGAGTACAGTTTCTCAAAACGATGATTATCTTGAAAGTGTTAGATTTAGCGGTGGTTCTTCAAGCAGTCACATCAGCTTGGCTACTATTACTGTAAAGGATGACTTATTGAGCTACAACAAAGAGCAATTGCAATCTTACTGCAATAGCTTGTATGAAGATCTATTATTAGATATTCAATCTTCTGGTGTTGGATCTTGTGCTGTCATGCTTGAAAGTGAAGCAGGTCAATCTGTAGCTGAAACTAACTTCAGCATGACCAAATTAGAAGTGAAGTAAGACAGAAAAAAAGGCCGCCCAAGAGGCGGTCTTTTCTGTCCTAAAATATATAACATGATTTTTGTAATGAAAGGACAATTAATATTATGCCACAATTTGTAAAAAATGAAAATGGTTGGTCTTATAGATCTACTTGGTACATTACCGAAATAGATCCAGATACTGGTAAAAAAGTTAGGAAACGTAAGTCAAAGTATGTAACAGGCTTTGCAACTAAAAGACAGGCAGCAATTGCTGCAAGTGAATTTGAAACTAGAAGAAATACTGGAGAAAATATCCTAGAAAACCCTGCTCTTTTCGATTATGCAGAAGATTATATAGAACTAAATGTCAAAAATCGTGTACGACCTGCAACCTTAATTGCTTATCGAAATTCAATTAAAAGGATTGAAGATAATTTTCCAAACATCCCTCTAAAGTCGATTACACGCTCGATGTTCCAGGCTTTTCTAAACCAAATATCAATTAAATACTCTAAGTCTACAGTTAATCAGACTGCTGTGGTCTTCAGTCAAATAATGAAGTTAGCACTTGCTGATGGAATTATTGTGCGTGATGTAACTTCATTTGTTCAAATTCCAGAAAAAGCACAAGATAAACGCAAGATTGACTATCTAAGTCTTTCAGATGTAAAAGCACTTGTGCAGCATATTAAGTCTAATTTGAGTACAAGCAAAGTCGGCCCATATTTTATACTAACAGCAATTCAGACTGGAGCTAGACTATCAGAAATTGCTGCATTGACTTGGAATGATCTAACACCAACTTCAATTAAGATAACTAAGCAGCGTAATCGGGATGGTGTTGTATCTAAGCCTAAAACTGAAAGCTCAGTAAGGACTGTATCTATTACTAAAGAGTTATACAATATTCTTCAAGATTTAAAGGTCAATAAGAAGGATTTAATCTTTGAACAACCAAACGGAATTGTCCCAGACCCTTCCTCTTTGAACTTTACCTTACGTCGGCTTCTTAAAGAATGTGGAATTAAGCGACACGGCTTTCACTTCCATTCACTGCGTCACACTCACGTTGCGTTGCTATTAAATGCTGACGTTGATATATTAACAATAAGCCAAAGATTAGGTCACAAGAATGTCTCAACAACTACCGAGGTGTATGCTTATCTTTTAGATGAGAAGAAAAAATCTGAGGAAAGAAAAATAAAATCTGTTTTGGAAACTATGTGATTTATTGTCAATCTGAATGACCTAAAATCACATTGATTGTGCCAAAATTGTGCCAACTTTAAAATTTCCCATTATCTCCCATTTTTAAAAATGCTATAATATCAATGATTACAGCCTTTAAAACACCTCAAAAATACACGCTCGTGTAATATTGATTATACGAAGTTGTATCTAAGAATGCTTATGTATCAATGTTCTACCCTTGTGTTTTCACAAAAATTGTGCCGAAATTGTGCAAACTTTGGAAATACCTCAGTTGTCAGAGCTTTTTATAGTGTTTGCTTAATCTAGCGGCTCCATTTTCTTAGTTGAATGCAACCAGTATTTTTCTTTGATGCCGGGATTAGTTTTCATCAATTTAACAATTCTATAGTAAATTTCGTATTCTAATGTTTTCTAATGTTTCTTTTTTTATACCAAGAAGGTCACTAGCTTTTTTAAAAGATGTAAGTTTCCCGTCAAAATTACTTTTGTTAATGGCTATTTGTCCTTCTTGATAATCAGTATAAATACTATATACCCACTCATCTTGATTATCTTCAAGTAATTCAATAGACATAAATTTTAAAGTAATCATAGAAGATTAATCCTCCATTATAAATTTAAATTGATTTTTTCTGAAATCATAATAGCATTAAACCTCATGTATTCCTATCAAAATGATTGCTGACACAGGCAAAATAAAAAAGAGTTCTATTTTGAACTCTTTTGACTTTTAGTTTTGATTATTCTTCTCTACCTTTACTAAAACTATCAAAAATTAATTGATCCTTAATTATCAACTTTTCTTGTGTTAAAGACCAAGGAGAGCCTTTTCGATGTGTTATTTTGCTTAACCCAGCTGCTGTATAATCGATATACTTTTGATTAACCGCATGCAATAATTCTGATATTTCTCCATCTTGAGAAACTGTATTGTAATCCTCAATCGCTCCTTTTTCGATTTTCTCATCGTTTAACACAGTTTGTCCTTTAAACTTCTCATGTACTTCAGTAACTACAGGGCCATATTGTAAATGGATAATTGGAGAAGAAAATAATTTATTCTTAGTAGAAGCTAAATATCTCCCATATGCAAAATAAAGCAACTTTATTACTTTCATTTGAGAAAGTGGATCAATATTCTTATTGCACTCTCTTTCAAAATAATTTTCAACGAGTAGCCAATTAGCTAATTGAACAGCCGTATATTTAGGCTTTATTTTATCTGGTGAAATAATGCTATTTTCATTTTTAAGATATGAATTTATTTTTGAAAGTAATTCATCAGAATATTGATTAGAGTTATCAATTAAATATTGTTGTAGAACTTGATCATTTTTTATTAAAGCTTTTAGTATATTATTATTTGCTGCAGTTGGGAAAGCACCTGCTTCGTATAAAGCAATCGTGTTGGGGCTCAATCCAGTTAATTCAGCTAAATTTCTCTGAGATAAACTTAATTTTGCACGATATTTTTTTAAGTCTTGAGGCGAAATTAAATCCATATCTTTGCGATATAACTGACGAGCCTTTTCAGCAGCTTTATCATCTAATTCATTGTTGGGAATCAATTCATTTGTATTACTATCAAAAAGAGCTGGAGAAGTTATTGAGTATTCATGTCCATTGATTGTGTAGGTTGTTGTAAAATCTTTTTTGTAAACCAT